AGTAGACCGCTGCTATACCCAGGGCAGCTGCTACACCCAAGATAGGGCCACCTGCTGCACCCAGGGCAGATAGTTTAGTGCTAAGACCACCCAAAAGGCCCGTTGTAGTTTTCGTACCTGCTCCTACAGCGGCCATACCGCTGCTGTAACCAACCGATGCGGTTGAAACGCTTGCCATACCCGTAGCTGTTTTGGTAAACATACCCGGCAGACCAATTAACGCAGACCCTAAGCCGCCAAACAGCTTCAAAATGGTCCCCAAACTGCTAATAAGAGTGCCTGAGACTACAAGAACCGGCCCTATGGCCGCGGTTATTCCAGCCCAGCGGATAATATTCTGCTGTTGCTCTTCATCTAAGCCTTTAAACCATTCAGTTAAACTCTTGATAACGCCAACCAGTTCTTGCATAACAGGTATAGCTGCAGTCATTACAGCTTCACCCAATGTAATAAGTGAGGCCTGTGATTCCGCGATTGCCTGATTCCACTTAAAACGGGCTGTTTCAGCTGCTGATTCAAAAGCTTTTTCCAGTAAACCGGTGGTGTCTTCCATACGGCCAAACAGCTCTATGTTGTCTTCCATGTTCTCGCCCATTAAATCGAGAACACCCAATAGAGAACGAATATTCGGGAACACCTGAGCCATAATGTCTTCGCCATACTCGTTGGTGAGATCTTTTAAGTGCATGAGTGTGGCAAGCAAGCCATCATCTTTGATCTTCTGCCTCAACTCGCCGGCAGAAGTGCCCATTGATTCAAGCGCTTTATTGGCCTGTTCCGATGGCTTAAGTAAGCCCATCATGATATTCTTCAGCTGCATGTTAGCCGTAGCCGCGTCTGTTCCGGTCCGGGTCATGGCTGCCGCTGCTGCCGCTACTTCCCAGAATTCAACGCCCATGGCTGAGGAAATAGGAAGCACCTGGCCCATTGAAGCGGCCATCTCTGCGGCTTCTGCCTTACCTTCTCTGACAGCCCCTACTAAAATATCTGTTGCCTGGGCTGCAGACAGGTTCTCAGAGCCGTATGCGTTCATTGCAGAGGTTACCAGGTCAGCAATTACTTTAGTTTCACCCAACCCGGCAGCAGAGGCTTTAGCTGACATCTCTAAGACTTCCATGGCTTCTGCACCACGTAAACCGGCTGAAGTAACGAAATAAAGCGCGTCGGCTAACTCCTGGGGTGTTTTACCAAGGGCTGGGCCAAGGCTTAGCAATTCATCGCTCCATTGTGAAACCTGCTCTTTTGATACACCTACCAATCCGGTTACTTCGCTCATAGACTTCTCAAAGTCCATGAACATCTTGCCGGAAGCTACACCTACACCTAAGATTGGGGCTGTTAGGTACATTGAAGCAGTGCTTCCCAGGGTGCGCATCTGGCCACCGACTTGCTGCAAATTACCGCCCATCTGTGTAGCCCAGTTGTCACCTGCACGGTGGGTTTCATTAATTGAACGCATAAAAGGCATGTTATCGCCCGTTATGGATGCTGATACCTCGCCTATGTTAAATGCCAACTATATATCACCTACCTTAGCCCCGCCTGAAAATCTCGTCATCGATTATGCTGATCTCTGCCATATCCCTGTTCTTCTTATTCCTGAGCCATCTGGCAAACGCTGATTCTGTGGGAAGACCGCCTAATAAAACAGAAAACCGGCGCATGCTCATAGAGCTGTTAAACGCCAGTTCATTCAAATCTATCCGGTAATACTGCCAGAAGTCCGCTTCAAGGGCACCCCAAGCCCAGATTATGAGCCTGGGGTCTGTGCGTTTTTTCCTTCTGTAGCTTGTTCATACTGCCATTGCTTATGGATTTCAGGTGCTATTCTATCCATTACAAAATCAACCTCTACATCGCTTTGCTGCATAGCCCGGAGAAACTTTTCACCAAACATTAGACGGACGTATTCTTCTGCCTTGTCGTCTGGCACAAAAAGCCTTGGGACCTCTTTTCGCAGCTCATGGTCGTACTGTCTTTTTGTGTGTCTTGAAATAAAAAGAGAATACGCAAATGGTTGTCTCCTGGGAACGGGATATATTTTTCCCTTAAACCTGACCATGAGCGGCTTGTCTTTAGCCTTCCACTCATCATAAGCAGCATCAAAGTCGACGATTAACTGTTGTTCTTGTTCGCCAATCATTTCTTTGTGCGCCTGATTAAGTCTGGCCATATTTTCAGCAGATCGTTTAGCTTTATCGTCCATTAATAAATACCCCTCCTGAGTCTATTAGCTGCCGTTCACAATGGGTGTGTTTTCGTTTACTCTGAATGCTGAGCTAAATTTAGCCACGTCTCCAGTGCCGCGAGATTCCTGGTAGCCAGTGAAAAAGCCTTCGAGGCTGGCACCGTTGCCTTGTGCATTCACTGCACTGACCTCTACTGTTGCACCCTGCCTGGCAGCAGTTTTTAGATCGGATTGACCTGCATCTCCCACCCAGACAATACCTTCAACGTTTGCAACCTCATTAACAGCTAGCGACGCAAATTTCTGGGCCAAAATATCACCGCCATTTACCACATCTTCCGATCCGGTAATGTCTTCTTCTGAAATCGTCAGGTTGTTCATGGTAAGACTGGTAACCTTGGCAACCGTAACATCGTCAACCTTTACCACAAAACCGGCAAATTTTTCTTCAGTCATGTTTTCACGCTCCTTAACTTCTTTGTTTATCGCCTGTTGATAACAAGCGATATGAATAGTGGGCTGACCATTCAGCCCTATTTTTGCTGTCACGACCTATAGAGGCCGGACTGGTAACTACATAAAAATCTGTAACACTTTGGCCGCTTAAGGTTCTGCTTAGACCAACCAACTCTTTATGTATTGCGATAGCCTTAGCCCTGGCTGCAGAATTAGATTCATTTCTTACAAGCACCTGAAGCCCGCATAAATCTACCGCCAGCGCGTGTGATTCGGGCAAAACAGGCGCCGATTCATTGTGGAGGGTTACCAGGTTGTCAGGCGAATCCGGCTGATAGTCTACAGTTACAGCAGAGCTTGTTGTATAGCCTTTGGCAGTTAGATATGCCGCTATTTCGGTTGCTATCATCTCAGCGCATCGCCTCCCTCCCTGGCTAACTCTTTTTGCAGTGTTGGTCCTGCTAAACGGTTAAAGGGATCTGCCAGGTAACGCATTTTTCTGCCGCGCTGGAAGTTGGCATTGTTTTCATGCCAGCGCCGGGCATATGGAATCCTTGCCATCCCAGTACCGTCTCCACCACCGAAACTAACACATCCCTCAGGCCTGCCGCCTGGTGCCATAAACACCTTGCCGGATCTTAGAAGGAAAGCATCTCTTAACGGAACTTCGTTATTAGCTGCCGCCAAAATAACTGCACCGGTATTCTGGACAGCCCTTCTGTTTGCACCGTCCATTTTCGTACTTACCTCAGGACCTCGCCAGGTTTTCCAACTCATTATTATCACCTTCCGGTACAAGCCAGCGTTCATTACAGTCTTCAGCCAGGCATACCATTTCTATATAACCTTCAAGCGTATCCGGGCTTGTCACAACAGCTGCTTCCTTATGGCCGTTCGGACACTCATCATAGGGCCTCAAATCGGATATTAATTCCGGCCTGCAGAGGGCAACCATTCCGCATTCTTTTTCAATGCACTTGGATTGCTTTTTGTTTGCGATACTCCACAATGGGCAATACATTACTGGATAGCGACCTCCTTATGGTGCGTGATTCCTGTCCTGGGATCATCTATCGGGTCTATGCGGATCATGGTAGCCTTGTTCCGGCTGTAGGGATGTGTTTGCTCAATTTCCCAGTAGATATCGTCTCCACTGTCGGTAATAGGCGCATCGGGATACATAAAGACGATAGCAGAAGCAGTTACCTCTTCACCCCGCTTGTCCCTTACAACCTTATTGCCCCACTGAAAGAAACAGGGAATGTTGGTGTAAGTGGCAAGCGTAGTCCAGTCGCCTTCCATATTCCGGCCCAGCTTGCGCACGGTGGCCTTATGGGTCATTAGCTTCTTGAGTTGCTTGTGCACCGGCTACACCACCGTCCTATGTGTTAGTTTGCCGTGACGGTTAATAAGCCCGGAATCCTCAAGCATCATATCGGACCAGTTCAGCTCTTCGGGAATGGTTTTGCCCTTCTGGCCGTGCTCTGTTACAGAAAAACGGCCCAGGGATATACTGGCTGTCGTTGGAGCCTGGTCATTGTTGTCAAAAAGGTATGCTATCATCCAGGCTGTCCAGTCGCGTACAGCAAGCTTCTGATGGTTAGTCAGTCCGTCGAGATCTAACTTCCAGCCTTCGGCATTGCGCTCATAATGGCCGATCCGTGCGTCAAGCAAAAGTGAAGCTTTTTTAATCCTGGCTTCCGTCGCTTCTGCTTCCGGCCTGGTTGTTATATCCTTATACTGTGCACTGGTTATATACATATCAGCTCAGCTCCGGGTTAATTGTTTCCTCTTCGGATTCGTATTCCGTTTCTACTGTAGATTTGAGCTCTGTTTCAAGTTCCGCTGTAAGCTCAGGTTCTACCGGCTCTTCTACCGGGTTAATTACAACCCCGGCTTCGGTCAGTCGCTGGGCCAGCTCGGCCTTTGTTCCCCTTATAGGTAGATCGTGCAGCCGTGCCAGGTCTCTTAGCTGTTCAAGTGAGATATCTATTTCCGGTAAAGTTTCCATCTTTTCAGCTGGTTCTGCCAGTTCTGCCAGGCCGGATCTTATCCACCTGTATCCCAGCTTTTCCTCAACACTGATTTCGTCACCAGGACGCACCAGCCAGTTAGTTGAACCCTTCATTCTTACCCTTACCTGCGGTTTTTTTGGCATTTTATCACCAACTTTAAATTAGTAGTGGGGCCCGTTTAAGGCCCCACTTTACATGCTTACACTTTCTGTCTATCTATCGCTTAGCTGCCAGTCTGCTGGCCGTAAACAGCAAAGGGATAGCGTTCTGAAGCATCTTCCTTGATACGGTTTACCGGGTTAGGCACCTGCCATGCGATGCGCATGACAGCCCTTAAGCCCACCATATCCTGCTGTGCAAGGTTATACAGGATTTCTCCAGTGGTCGGATCCTGAATAACTGCCTCGGTCAGAATCTTCCAGGTGATATCTTTACGCAGCGCCCAAATCAGCTGGCGCCAGTCACCGGAAATAAGCTGGCCGATTTCAGGAATCATTGAACCATTACGCGGAAAAACAACCTGTTCGCCGTCTAACTCATACCGGGTAGCACCCTGCACGCCCTCTTTGTAGAGAGATTTAAAGATCGGCACACCATTTTCATCGCGCAGGCCACGAAGTTTTGCCCTCATAGTAAGAGCAGCAACGTGACCGCTCACCATAAAACCATCTTCTTCAACCTTGGAAATCACGCCGCCTTCGCCCAAAATCTCATCATAGATGTCAGTTTCTGAGCCAAGCGAACCGGGAACAACCAGGTTGCCAGCCGATTCTGCACCAGTAAGCAGGTTAGTGGGCCAAGCCGCCGGAGCATTAACACCGTAGAATACAGCCTGGTCAAATGCCAGACCGAACGCTTCTACCAGCTTCGGCTTAACCTCGTTCCAAAGGTCATAGTCAACGTCTTCTACGACCGCTTCAGGAACGGCCACAATTACAGCCAGCTCTTCAGCATCGAGGTATTTATTCTCCCAAAGCTGGCGAGTCAGCCGCTTGCGAGCGATATCAGTTGCATCGCTTCTCTGGGTCGGTCCAGGGTTCAGGAAATAAGCAGTCGGCAGAACCGAAAGCACCGGAATCCTTTTTTGTGCCCGGCTCATATCAGGTGCGCGATAAGCCAGGGTCATTACAGAGCTTTGCTCAGGCAGAACCTGAACGATTTCCTTCTGCCATTCTTCTGGCATTAAAGCTTCAGTGCCACTACGAGGAATGTAAGTCATTTAAATCACTCTCCTTAAAAGGTTGTTTTTATTTTCTGCCACCAAATACGGCAGCACGGAAAGCCTCATTGAAGCCTCCTTTTGTTTCCGTTTCTCCACCCTGGCTTGAATCGCCAGTAGCGCTTGAATTTGTGTCTTTTGAGCCCTTTAAGTGCGGTTTGGCTGCAATCAATGCTTCCACCGCTTCCTTTGCTCCCGTAACATTGCCGTCATCATCAACCTTTAAATCAGATCGATTAACCAATGCCACGGCATCAGACGGGTCCGCATAACCAGCTTGAGAGGCAAATACCTTAAGTTCAGCGTTAATAAGCCGTGTATTTGCCTTATCAAGAGCAGCCTGACTCGTGCTCTCTGCTTTTTGTCTGGCCTCGCGTTCCTTTTCCAGTTCAGTCTTGTTTGCGTCTTCAATTTCCTTTGCTTTAGCAGCTGCGCTTTTCATCGCATCCACACCATCAAAACCGAGTTCTTTGGCCATAGACTCAAGCTCAGTTTTTGTAGACCTGGCTATCCTGGCATCAAACGCCTCCTTGTTTGGAAACGTTGCAAACGGCTTATCATCTTTACTGGAGCCATCCGACTGTTGACCGCCGTCGTTCGCGTTATTGTCTCCAGAGCCTTTGCCGTCATCTTTGCCATCATCGCCCGCGCCACCATCATTGGATCCACCGCCATCAGTAAAACAAGCCCATACTGGAAAATCGTTAAACATGGAAAATAATCTTTTCATTTTAATCACCTTTCCGATTAATTTTTACCGCGGCATCGTAGCCGCAACCGGCATTTATACCGCGCCTCTCGTTGGCGCATTCCAGGCTTAAAAGATAAAACCAGCAATGCCTGTTATTGCTGGTCTCAATAGTAGGTCTATATTTAAAAACCACCCTCGAGGGATGGTTTATTGTTTTTTATGCTGGTAATGTCCAAACTTCCTTCCAACACCTTAATTTTTGTGATATCCATTTGAGCATCACTCAATCAACCCCTTTAAAACAGCAGCACAGTTATCTCCGGCCTTTCCTCTTGTATGCTTCGGGCAGATGCTTTCAACAAAATCCTGCTCCTGCTGCTGCATGCCCTTGTCCAGAGCTACATCTATCAGCTCTACCAAGTGCGCCATATCTTTCGCATGATACCCAATCCCCTCATTGTAAATTCGATACTCTAAATTGCCCGGGTCACTTTTAAAATGAGCCAGGACATCATTTTTGCATAGCCAGTCCGGGAATATAACCGGCTTTCCAAGTATCCAGGCTTCATATAGTGTGCTCCCGGCATCTGCGATCACTACATCGGCATCAACCAGCTCCTGTAAGGTCACGTCGTGCTTCTGTCTTGCGTTTAGCCGGCTGGTAGGGTGCATTGCCAAACAGGTTTCATATTCACCGGGGATTTCATTGATCAGATCAACACACCAGGGATAACTGCTCCTGCCCTTGTGCCTGTAGTTGTAACCATGAGTAGGTGCCCAGACAACATAAGGCTTATCTCTTTTTTGTTTTTCGTATTCACCCCAGAACACCGGGTCCAGCTTGGTATAACCGGTAACGAATACTTCTCCCTGGTAGCCTCCGGCCTCAATCCGCTCTTTCCAGGCTGGGCCGGGCACCATGGCACATCTAAAGTCTTCTATTTTATTAGCCAGCCAGTAGTTTTTATCACCAATACCATGGCTGTAAAATACATCATTGGGGCCCACTTCTACCTTGCCCTGTTGATTTATCCGGTAGCTGCTGAAAAACCTCACATTAAGATTTACGGTCGGCCTTGATGCATAGTCGGCATTTACGCCTAATTTACGCAACCCTGCAAGCATAGGGTCAGCTAAAGCCTCTATTGCGTGCCTGTAAGCGTGTCCTGCGTGCTGGTTACGGTCATCAAAAACCATATTTACAGCTTCACCAGCAAGAGGCATGTATTTTTCATTATTTTCGCGGTTAACTCGTAAGCCTGATGTGGTCCGGATATTCCTGAATTTCATTGAATTGGTTTCTATCCGGATCTTAGTCAGTTTACCAGGCATAAACGTATAACCCTCAACTTCTACCGGGAAATGCTTACGATTAAAGACTGTGACATCTGTATTCATCGGATCGCCCCTTGCTAAAAGCATTTTTAAAATTTTCCACAAGAGGGCAGTTTGGCTCGTGTTGCCCTCCTTCATCTTGTTTGCAGGTAGGGCAGCCGCGGTTAATCTCATCATAGATGTCCTGTATCACGTTACAGCCCCCTCGCTATCAATACCTGGTTGTCTAACATTTCTCCACCCTCTGCTATATCGACTACAAACCTGGCTAAATCTGCCGGCTGCATCATGTTATCAAAGTTATCATCCGGGTAAATTGCTTTTCGTAAGTCTGTATTGCAGGCCCCGGGAGCCACACAGTATACCTTTATACCGTAAGGCCTTAACTCTTCTGCCAGGCTAAGGCTGAAGCTTATCACAGCAGCCTTGCTGGCCGCATACGCTGACCGGCCTGGCCTTGGTGTTAGCATGCCCGAAGTAGAGGCAATGTTTATAATTTTGCCGGGCTTATCCTTTGCCCGTAATAGTTTCACGTACTCCTTACAGCAATAAAAAACGCCGTGTAAATTTACGGCGAATTGTTTTTCCCAGTCTTCAGGAGTGAGTTCAAGCACACTTCCGAGTTCTACTATTCCGGCGTTGTTGATTAATACCTCCGGCAGGTGTTGTTCAGGATGGTAGAAACCTTCAAATTCTCTCTTAACAGAGCTATAATCTGATACATCTACATCATTCCAGCGCGAAAAGCCATAATATAGATGACCACGTCTGCAAAATTCCCTTGCTATGGCCGCTCCTATGCCCCTGCTGGAACCGGTTATGATAGGCCACACTTTAACTCACCCCTGACGAGATAATACCTGACGGAATAATTCCCCGAGGGTTCTTTATGCTTGGTTTAGCGCCGTAAAGCATGTGGTTTTCAAGCCGTTTTAACTCTTCTTGCCATGCAGCGCTAATTCTTTCATTGAGTCTGTTTTCGATTTCTTTCATCACTTCGGGAGTTAATTTCTCGTAATCAGAATCGCTGATTTCTATACGGGCTATTTCCATTTCACTTATTCCCTCCCGTTCTGCCGCATTTGGTATATTGCTTCTGCAATCACCAGATCCAGTGGTGTGGTGATCTTGATATTTTCTTCAATGCCTGGCACCAGCAAAGGCTTTAACTCTGTAGTCTGAATAACCAGAGCTGCATCATCTGTTGTATTGTCCAAGTAGGTTAGTTGGTGCGCATACCTTAATAGTTTAGTTTTATATTTTTGGGGCATCTGCACCTGGCCAACGCTGTCACGGTCTATATATTCGCCGTCCCTGGTTAATGCTGTTGACAGCGGGCTTATCCAGGGCGTTACAAAGTCTCCATCTGTGTTGATGACTGTCCTGATCAGTTCTGCTGTTATAAACGGTCTTACAGCCTCGGTGATAAGCACATGCTCGGTTGTTACGTGCTTCAGAGCATTGGCAACTGACTGTTGCCGGGTATCGCCACCCTGAATTAACAACGGCTCTTTCTTTGGACTTACATAGGGAAGGATATCCCCTACATACTTAGGGTTTAACTCATCATACTGGCAAACAATAATGATTCTGCCTATTTCCGGCATCTGTTGCAGCACTTCCAGCCCGTGGACCATGATTGGCTTTCCACCGAGCCTGGCATACTGCTTCGGATATCCTAAACCTGCTCTCTTGCCCTGGCCGGCTGCTAAGTAAATGACGTCAATCATAGCTTTTCCCTCACAAAATGTTTATTATCTTGCCAACTGTTAGCCATTTCCTGAATAATAAAAGTGTCCTCTGTTGCTTCTTTGGCCGTGCAGTTATATTCTCGCTCCAGTTTCACGCATTTTAACTTCTTTAGCCTGCGCTTTATGTACCGATATATACAATAGCAGTCGTGTTTCGATTCCTTTTCTCCTAACTTGCGCCAGTACTCCTTGACCCCGGCAACCAGATCCTGTATTTTCTTATTATCCCGACTGCAACCCATCAGGTTAATCTCAATCCTACCCTTGCTGTTCGTTGTTACAAAGCAATCGTGTAAGTTCTCTATTAATTCATCGAGAGGCTTAACCGGATAACTGTCAGCGTCTACATATATCCCGCCATATAAGGCCAGTATTTCAATCCTTAACAGGTCAGCCTTTGCGGCGTAGATTGGTATTGATTTATATATTTTCCTGTTCCTGATCTTCGGCAGGTTGCTGTCTGTCCATAATTTAACCTCCCATTCAGGATGTAGTTCTACATATCTTTCAAGGTTTTTACTAAACGGAAACGGCTTCGGTCCTATCCAGATCATGTGCAGTATTTTAGGTATCACTTACCGCACCCCTTAAAGTAGTATCGTCTCCAGTAACTGCCTTTTGCTGTCTATTCAAAGCTTAGCCACTTCCGCATGCCCAGCTCCGTATCGTAAATACTAATAGATAGTGTAATGTCGTGTTTGGAAACCGATAACAATGCTTCCCTTTGTGCTATACTTAAAGCTATTTCATGCTGTTTTTTGCTTAGTGTTATGTTTCTCTGTAATACCGAAAGTGTTACGGTTATGAAGACTGGTATGTACACAGAGCCTATCCCAACACCCGAACCCGTTGCGCTACCCTGCGTTATTATAATTCCCGAAGTAATTGTTCCGGCTGCTTCGCTTTCCCCAACACCGGAACTTTCTGCTTTTGTTATTACATTAAGTTTACCGGTTGCTGTTGCGGAACTTACACCAGAACCTACGACACCAGCGTATACTTTAACTATTGCATCTACTAAAGCAAGGCCAACACCCTGCCCGTCTGCTTCTCCGTAATGGTCAACTTTACCGTTGGCCTCACTACTACCAACTCCAGAGCTTAATGCTTCACTGTCAACAATAACGCCAGGATAAAAATTTTCTCCCCCTGCTTCTGCCGTTCCTACACCACTAGCTGTTGCTTCTGCGAAATGATCTACTTCTGTATCAATTTGACCGGAGCCTATACCTATACCATAGGCTTTACCGGTTGCAAGCCCTTCAACGCCTGCTGTTGCCTGACCGGAACCAATACCAGCGCCTTTTGTCTGCCCTTTGATAATTACATAGCCAT